ATATTTAATTAATAATAAAATTTTGTAAATATCAAAAAAATTACTATAGTTTTGTAATATGACCGCAAACGAATTAACCAAAGAAGCTATAAAGACACTAAATAAAAACGGGTGCTTTGTATGGCGTAACAATAACTTAGCGGTTAGGGGTCGCACGTTTATAGGCTTAAAAGGTGTCCCAGATGTTGTAGGTTTCCACATGCAAACAGGTGTATCTGTTTACTGCGAAACCAAAGCTATAGGCGATAAACTTAGTAGCTACCAAATAGCATTTTTAAACTTAGCAAAGACGGCAAATTGTTTTTGTTACATAGCTACCGAAGATAACGGCAAACTAACCTTAAAAGAATATGAACAAGAATAGCATCATATTAGAACTTTGGGAAAGCCGAGAACTTAAGGAAGCAATAGATAAAATGCAGCCTGAAGATTTAAGAGACGATTTAAGAAGCGAATTATTTAAGGTGCTATGTGAAATGGACGAGGAACGAATAATAGATATGCGCACCCGTAACGTATTAAAGTTTTACTTAGTTAGAACTATGATTAATATGATGCAAAGTAATACGAGCCAATTTTATAGGACATACCGAAAACCTTTAGAAGTAGAATTGATTGTTCACGATAGAGACGAGGAATTACTTAACAAAGTAGAAGACGAACTATCAAAGATGCATTGGTACAAAGCTGAACTATTAAGAGTTTATGCTATCAAGCATAACTGCAACGCTAAAGAACTAAGCAGGGTTACAGGCATACCTTATATGTCAATACATAGGGAACTTAAATTAACTAAACGTGAACTTAAAAAACAATTACGCAAATGATAATTATAGCAGCAATATGCTTTGCAATATTCTTTGTTGAGATACACCAATTTCATAGGAAGTTCAAATTAGATTTTAAGCCTTTTAGTTGCACGAGTTGTTTAGCAGCTTGGACGGGATTAGCTTTATATTTACTACCTGAAATATGTACAGATGTTATTGCGTTTGTATTTATACCAGGAGTGTTAGCACCTTTACTTTCAAAACTAATGTGGAACTTATGGAAATAGAACACCGCAAATTTTTAGATGACCACGTTGGTAATTGGCATACAGTACAAAACGGATATGTGCGTAACATCGACTTAGACATCTTAAAAATGTATGAGCATATTTATCGCAAGTATATGAGCCCAGATTTTATCTTAACAGTATGGTGTGGTAATTGTATCTTTGATATGATTAAACGCTTATATACTTGGTACGAAGAACAACCTAAACCTAAAAATAAAAAAAAGAATGGCTAACTTTATCCACCCTACCGCTATCATTGGCGATAACGTAATTATTGGAGATGGCAACTACATTGGTGCTTATTGTATTATAGGCGACAAAGCCGAGCATAAAAAGTTCTGGCAAAAAGAAAAAGGCAAAGTATACATAGGAGATAATAATGTTATTACAGGACTTGTAACAATAGACGCAGGAACGGAGATTGACACCTTTATTGGTAATAATTGTTTCATAATGAAACACGCACACATTGGACACGACTGCACTATTTTAGATAATGTTACTATAAGCTGCGGAGCAAAAATAGGTGGGCATTCTATTATAGACAATGGTGCTAATATAGGACTTAACGCAGTACTACACCAGTTTGCAAACGTAGGAGAAAATTGTATGATTGGCGCAAGTGCCTTTGTAAAAGGAGATGCAAAACCTAATACTAAATACGCAGGAGTACCTGCACGAGAAATCGGCTCAAACATAAGATAATGAAAGTAGCAATCTTATTACTTACTCTTAATAGGCACGATTTAACGCAGCGTGTAATTAAGCAAAACTTTTACAATAGCGGTTACAATGCTGACTGCTTCTTAATAGATAACGGAAGCGACACGCACGAAACGTTTAACTACCCGTTTGCAGGATATGACTTGTCAAAAGAAAAACGAGGAATAGCAGCAGGAGTAAACGCAGGACTTAGGCTTACTACTAATTACGATGCAGTTTGTTTATTAGCCAATGACATATTACTGCCTGAGAATTGGTTAGCAAAGTTTGTATTGTTTGCACAAAGAATAGAAAAAACAGGCATAATAGGAATACATTGTGTAGAAGCATTACCGCCAATAGTAGACGGAGTACATAAAGTACATACACCTTATGGAGATAACTTTATTACTCGTGAACTTATAGACACGATAGGTGGTTACAATACCGAGTATGACCCATACGGAATGCAAGATGCAGATTACGGGGAACGTGCAACTATATCAGGCTTTACTAATTACTACCTTCCAGATATGCGCTCAGAACACATAGGACACGATGTAGGCAACGGCACGGAGTATCGTAGAATGAAAGACGAAAGCTTAGCACGGGCGCAAAGCGTGTGGGATAAATACCAAGACATATATCACAACCAAAAGAATATAAGATGCGAATACTTTGTATAACTTCAGCTAATAGCGGAGTTGGGTATCATAGAATTATGATGCCAATCGTTAATATGGAAAAAGAGTACGCACTTATTACAGACGTACTTAATGACGAACTATTAGAGCAAGGGTGGGATATTGTCTTAATGAATAGAATGTTAAACGAGATAGACGCAAAGCAAATGGACACCTGGCGCACTAAGTATGGATTTAAGTTAGTAGTAGATAACGATGACTACTGGGAACTAAGCGAAACGCATCTATTGTATTACCGATACAAGTATAATAACATAGGCAAACAGATTACTGATTACTTAGAGATTGCAGACCTTTGTACCTGTACTCACGATAGGCTAGCAGGAGAGATAACTAAATACAATAAGAACGTTCACATATTACCAAACGCATTACCTTACGGCAAAGAGCAGTTCCAAGATAACAAGACCGAAGATTACAAGGTTAGGTTATTTTGGTCAGGTAGCGGAACGCACGAAAGGGACTTGGAAATACTTAGGCAGCCGTTTAAAAGGCTACAAGGTATGAACATTAAAACTGTTATAGCAGGGTATAACGATGCAGAGAAACCTATTTGGGATAAAATGATTGATAGCTTCACTTGTGGTTTAAAGCTTAACCCAACGATTTATAACTATGCAAAGGTTACGGAGTATATGGGAGCTTATACAGATAGCGATATTTCTATTATCCCGCTTGTAGATAATAAGTTTAACTCTATGAAGTCCAACTTAAAGGTATTAGAAACGGCTTCAAAAAAGAACCCTGCTATTGTTAGTTATGTCAATCCTTACTTAGATATGCCAGTTCACTATGTAAAAAGCCAAAAGGATTGGTACAAACATATCAAAGATTTGGTAAGCGATGCTGATATGAGAAAGGAAAGCGGAGAAAAGCTTTTTGAGTTCTGCCAAAAGAATTATAACTTTGATGGTATAAATTTAGATAGAAAGTATATTTATAATAAACTAATTTCTCATAGTTAAATTTTTTAATTATTAATCAACGGAAAATTTAATGGGGAAGCTATGAGGAAACACACACAAATTTATTTGCAGGGGATGGGTTATAAAACAACCGACTTCATTCCTTGCGAAGTGTGTGGCTCACAAGCGGTAGACGTACATCATATTGAAGCAAGAGGAATGGGTGGCAGCAAAGAGGCAGACGTAATAGAAAACCTAATGGGACTTTGTAGAAAGTGCCACATAGAATACGGAGATAAGAAACAATATAAAGAGTTCCTAAAAGACATACACGCAAAGAATTATGGCAAAGATTAAAGAGAACAATAGTAAAACTTCATTTGGCAAACGCAAAAGAGGCTCTGCAAAGAAGTCCTTTAATAAGCACACGCCAAGAGAAAAAGCTTATAGAGGTCAAGGCAGATGAGAAAACTAAACGCTATATGGCTACTCCTTACGCACAAAGCTTACTTCCTTGCGGTATGTAAGACGGGTAAAAACGGAGACGATATGACCACAATAGGACACTACACCTATGCAATGGCAGAAACTTTAATTAACAAACATATAGCAGACGTAGATACTTATCTTGACCAAGAAGACGCATTAGACGAAGCAAACGACATAATTAACGGAATACTATGATATTATTATCAAGTCAAATAGAAAGCATAGCATCACGCAAAGACAAGACAATTAAGCTTACAATAGCAACACAAGAACTAAGTCCTAAAGACGCAGCTTCTTTGTTTCAGCTTAACCAACAGTTCTGCTACTTAGCAATCAAAGAAGAACCTTTTAGCAAAGAAGAACAAGACGTAGTAGAAAACTTAAAAGCAGACCCCGACACATTCAAGACACCGAGTCAAAGGCTACGAGGCATCTTATACAGAACATACGAACAAGACAACGAAGGCTACAAAGATTTTAACACATATTACTTGTCAGTAATGGACAGAA